GTCATATCAGACCAACTTCCGGGTAATACCCATGTGGTAGATGTATCTAACGCAACACCATTCCACAACGCCCCGGTAAATGTCAGGGTTGTATTAGAATTGCTAGCGGTTGCTTTATTTGTTAATTCAAAGGTTGTAGAATTAGTAATTGAAGAAACTCTAGTATTTGCCGGGATACCAGTACCAGAAACATTCATTTCTACAGCAATAGCACTCGTGCTATCCATTGTAACAGTAGCATCCCCACTTGTGGTGTCGCAAGTATTATCTGTAGAACTTGGGTATGGAAGCGTTACTAAACTCCACGTTGGGTTGGTAGTAGATAAAGATACAAGTGTAAATGCCATTATGCGCCCCTCATAATCTGAATACCCTTGTCATAATCAACTTGCAATTTTGCTTGTTGTGCTTGATACCATTTATATTTTTGTTCTTCTCTTTGCATTCTTACATTGGCTTCAGCAACATATCCTTGCGCTTGAGAAATATAACCAGTTGCAGCCTGAAGATATGGCGCCACTCCTTCTAATTCTAATCTATATGAACTCATAAGAACATTAATTTCAGCAATCGCTGCGTTAGCCCTTGCTAATTCTTGTTGTGCGACTGATAGTGTGGTATTGGCTTGAGCCATTCTACTCTGTCCTTCTTGTCCTCTTGCAGCTGATGCTTGTTGATACGCACTAGCATAAGCTAATCTGGCTTGAATTTCATTACCATACGCCTGAGCTTCAGCTAAAGAAGCATTAACTTCTTTTACTCTCATATCACCAATAGCAACCCATTCTGATAGGTGCATTTGGGCTCTTTGTATTTCTGTACTTGCTATTGATAAAGCAGATTGTACTAATTCTGTATCTTCAGCTGCTAAGGCTCCATAAGCATCAGTTGTAGCACTTGGTTGGTTGCTATTTATAACATCTTCAGCGTTATCTATAGCAGCTTTTACTCTTGTTAATTGAGAGCTAGCTGTTGTAAATGTAGCCTCATCTCCAAAAACAGATTCAGTTGAAGCTTCCATCTTATCAAACGTAGCTTCAGCGGCTTCTATTGCGTTTTTCATAGCCGTCAAAGCTGTAGCAATATCTCCTGAAGTTGGGTCGTTTGTAAGAATAGTCTCCCCATCAGCTAAATGAGCTTGCATCCCATCAAGGGCTGCGTTTACATCTAATAAATTTTGCGCTACATCGTAAGCTGCATCAGGTTTATTGTTGTCTATTAAGTTTGTAGCATAAACCAGCGCATCTCTAACAACCGTAAATCTTTTATTTGTATTATCCCACAACTCTGTAGTGTCATCAATATCTCCAATGGAAGTATAAAAATCATCTACTTTCCCCTGAGCCGTACTAATAATATCATCCGCTTTATTTAATTCAGTAGTAATAGCCCCTAATGCCGTTGTATCAATAGCGGTAAGGGTCATCATACCACCCATAGCATTTTGTAATGATTTTACAGAAGCATATAAAGGTACTAGATACTCATATTCATTTGGAAAATTACTAACATTAGAATCTCCATAAGCTACTGCTGGGTTATTTACTTCTAAATATTTACAAGAACCTGACGTTGGTATTGCGTTTATTTTACCATTGTAAATATAATACACGGGGTCTGTGGCTGTCGCAGCATTCATATCAGCCGAATCAGAAGCTCTCCCTCTAAGTTTAGCGGGTATTTCTCTACACGGTTGCTCAATAGTACCATCACTTCTAGTTACCGCTAATACCTCTCCAGATACCAATGTTTCTGGTTCGCTTCCTATTGCCGCGCTTGTAAAGGTATCTTCGGTAGCACAAAAGAATTTTAATTTTCTTGGCATTGCGTTGATGACTTCTGCGGCGCCATCAGTTAAAAACTGAGTAAGCTCAGTTTGTGTTGGTGCGCTACTACCATCTATTGAAAGACTGGTTAATCCTTCTACCTGTGCTTCAAACGTTGCCACGTACTACGCCTCCTCTTGATTCAATATCTTCACCCATTGTTGTTTCCGTAAATTCAATCTGGTCTTTTCTAATGGCCGATGCAAAGTTATGATTTCTTATAATAATTGCAGGGTCATATAAAGGCTTACTGGCTCTTTTGCCGCAACTACGACAATAGAACCAGCCTTCTGAATTATCTTTTTTACAATGCTGACAGGACATTACGCCCCACCAACCACCATGGTAAGTATTCTGTCGCCATTAAGTTGGGTATGCGATATAGATAAAACTTTATTATTAGTTGAATCTAAAGTCTCTATATAATCTTTTATATCGCGAGCCATTGTTCCCACATCACCGGTTTCGATTCCCGGGTTTCCAGAGTGAATAAATACTTTTACTTTTACGTTGTCATAAACAGCCATACTGTCTCCAATTATTAAAAATTTTTAGGATGTTCGGGGTTAGCCCTTTATACGACCAACCCCACAGTATCCAAAACTGTTAGCTTTTCACAGCTAAGTATGATTAAGCAGCTGCGGTATTAAAGACCATTTCAGTTGCATCTTTTGCTACGCCATAAGCGTACCAAATAACTCCGTCAGTGAAGACATCAATAAAATCTCCGGGACTTGAGTTAGCGCTACAATTAATATAGTCGTCATTATTCACAGCATAATCTCCAGCAGCACCATCTACTTCATCTGAAATCATACCAACAACATCATTACCAGAACCAAAATCAATATTAACTTTAGCACCCATTCCTTGGTCGGAACCATCGGTGTCTTCTGTTAATAAGATTCTAACATACCAACCAGACTCAAGAGTAGTTGGTAGGGTTACAGCTGTTGCTGAAGCAGGATTAACCAAAATGATTTTTCCACTATCTTCAGATGTTAAAGTAGTATCAGCGGTGACACGCTTAAATTTAAGTTTATCACCAGCTGCGCCACTGTTTACTTCAAAGAATGCACTTCTCATTATTCAATTACCTCCTATTAACCTGATGTATATTTATCTTCAAAGTTAAATAGAGCATGAGCTTCTGGAAGAGAAACTTCAAGACCTGCTTCGGTTAGAATCATGTCTTTACGTAAATCTTCATCAGCAGCTTGAACATTAGTCATGATATGCGTATCTCTGTTTACACCGTTTCCAACAAGTGGACGATAAGCTACGTTATCAAGGTCTACTAAACACATATATGGTGCAGCAAAACCTCTAAATAGAGGTTCTTTAACAAGTGTTAAATCACCATGAATGGTTTCAACCTTCATTACTTTATGCCCATAAGAGCCTTTTTCTGCTGACATCATAGGATTAGAAGCAGAATAAGCGCTTGATAGGAAAGTACCGGAGCTATTCATCTTGTTGAAAAATGTAATTACAGGGAGTGAGCATAGAGCAAGCTTTGCTTGACTTCCGCCACGTGCAGGGTCAAAAACTACCTCAAGGTCTGCTAACAACGCATCATAAGTCATTTGACTGTCTGCGCGAGTAGAAAAATAACCTTTGTCTTCCGTATAAGAAAGAACAGCGTTATCTTTAATTGTAGCTCCTGAGTTTTTAACAATGTGACCAACAATACCATCGGTATAATTGATACCATTTTGACTTGCAGAGTGTCCGAAGAGCATAGCTCTTTCAATATCCACTTTATGTTCACGAAGTTTCAGATTCCAAATTCTATCCCATTCACTGGCATAACCGCGATAAACAGTTGCTCTCGCAGTATTAGTAAGTTCACAGGCTGTCTTAAAGATTTGACAGTACCCAGTACCATTGTCCAGTTCACGTGACCAAGAATCAGGAGAACCCGAACCCTCTTCAAATGCAGTTCCAATTACAGTACATTTATCGCCATCAGCGCCAGCAGTTGTACTGCCAGTTGCTGCGGAGATTGTACGACCAACAAAAGTAGTTTCTGTACTACCAACAGAAGGTGCGCTTTCGATTCTTACGATAGCGGTTTCTGGTTCGTTAGTACTACCATTGGTTTCGCCTACAGCGAATACCATGCCTTTAATCAGCCAACCGGGAGCAGCACCTGCACCATCATCTACTGTGTAAGTAATACTACTTCCAGCAGCGGCAACGGTATGTGATGCGTCCAAAGCAAAGCTTCTTTCGGACATTTGTATTTTGTTACGGTCTTTTAACCATCGGAACTGTGGGTCGTCCGTTGCAACTTTAGCAACTTTGGATAGGTATACAAAGAACGGAGACTCTTCAGGGGCTAAATCAGCAACTCTGTCACTGAAATTATACAGCCTTCTTGAAGGTATCGTACTTGATATAACCGCACCGGGGTCACCAAACTTTAACGGGCCGGGATTATTATATGTCGCCATATTATATATCCTTCCTCAGTTTTGTTGTTTTAAAGTACGCTACTACGGCTTCCAGCATTTACAATGTTATCCCACACCTGATTTTCTTCAGATTTAGGGGAGCTAGGAGCTCCACCTTGTAGGACTCCAGCTGTACGTGGCTGGTTTTGAGCAGCTTTCACTGCCTGTGCCGTCTCTGGGGCGTTACCTTTTTTGTTAACGTCCCTATATAGCTTCACCAGATTTGATAAACCCACTTGTTCTTTCGGTTGTGAAACAAAACCCATAAAATCTTGAACATCATTATCTGACATTTTATATGTGTTTCGTAGTTCGTTAACCGTATTGTTGTAGGTTATCTCTTCTGTCATTTGTCGTTTCTGCTCACCTAACGCATTTTGTACCACATTATTCATCATGTTCACATCTTGATTCATTCTGAATTTAAATGATGGTGACTCAGGGTTATAGTAAGCATCCCAAGGGTTAAAATCCTCAGCAGGTAAACCTTGCTGAGCTTGTTGCTGTGGTGCTTGTTGTTGTGGTTGTCCGTTCAAGTTTTGTTGTAAGACATCTACTAAGTCAGGCCTAGATTCCAACAATTCACCAAGGGGCTCTAGCCTCTTTAGTTTATCGTTTTCAGCTTGGGTTCTGTCATACATTGATTGGAATTTGCGGGCTTCAACTTCCCACTCTCCTGCCGGAATTGTCTCACTGGTATTTTCAACTTCTGGAGCTGAAAAATCCACTGGCTCTTCTGTTGGTGCCATCTCTGGCGCAACTGTTTCGGCTGATTCAACGTATTGTTCGTCAGCTTCTGCTCTTACTTCTTCAACTATACTAGGGCCACTATCAACTAAGCCATCAGCTTGTTGTACGGCCTCTGTCTGCGTATTGTCCATTATATCTCCTTAATAGATGTCTCTAAGCTTCTGGAGCAGAACTAGCATCTTTAGTAACACCTGCTAATTTCTCCGCTTCGAGCTTCACCTTGGTTTGTAGATTGTTTAACTGAACTCTTCTGTCAGCTTTGGCGTCTGATGCGATATCGGCGAGTCGAGATTTAAATTTCTCAACCTCAACCCGTTTTCTGTCGCTAACAGACTCCCTTTGGGCAGTCTGGAGGTCTCCCTCCAAATTCTTTATCTGTTCTTCCATGGCCTGAACTTGTTGCTGCATTAACTGCTTTTCTTCTGTTCGGCGCATAATACCTTCTTTGTCAAATATTTCTGGGTTCTTTTTCAACACTTCAAACTTATCTACAATACCCATTTGATAAGCTTCCATGTATACACCTAGCTCTGCCCACTTATTAGTTGGCAATGTAGAGCCGGGTTCAATTCTTAAATCGTGCTGGCCTAGATTATGACGTTCTTTTTTAATGTCTAAAATAGCACCAGTCTTATCATCGTATGTATTGACCATTGCTTCGGTCATGTCATTGTTTGCACTATTGAGACGGAACATCTTTTTATAAGTGTAATGACCTTTAGAAAGGTTGTATAAGACCTGACCTAATCTATTGATACTAAACTCAATATCTCTTAGTTTAGATTTTGGTCTTTCGGTTCCAAGAGCAATCATACGCTCTGTACCTTTAACCGTCTCGGGTGCTTTCTCTGAGAATCCGTGCATCATCTCAGGAAGACCAAATGTAAAATCAATATAGAACTCACACTGCTGAATCAATCTATAAAACTCACCTGCTAATGGTTGAGGAGCAGGGAAGTGTGGTTCTCCTTGCGTAGAGTCTACCTCTATAACCGCGTTTGGGTTTGCCCAATCTCTTTCTAGTTGTCCAATATCCTCTACACTACCTAATGGGACAAGTAATTTAAGTCCACCAGACGCTTGAGCGTGGGAAAGAGCAAGTGACCAAAGCTTATTAAGAAGACGTTGCATCGGTCTAGCACGCGATACATCTGACTTTGGATACGGGGTTTCTGTAAATATATTTGGAATAGGTATGACCGGATAATGGTCGGTATTAAGAATAGTCTCATATAAAACAATTTGACCAATACTTGCACATACCTTAACGCGAGTTTGTTTAACCGGAATAACTTCATACTGGCTTGCTTCTACCTGCTCCTGATTGCTTTCTATGAACTCTTGATATTCATCCTCACTAAAGACCGCTTCTTCACCGGTTTGCATATCAATTACACGATAGAAAGTAACCTTTACTTTATAAAAACGCTCTAAGACTTGATATTTATTACGGTCAAAGTAATCTAAGTCTTTTGTATCAGAAGGCGTAAACACCTTTTTACTATTGCTATTCATAGCAGCTGGGTAATCTTCTTCAAGATATGTTTCTAAATCTTGAATAATACCTGCTTCTTTTTCCCCTGTCTCTGGGTTTTCTTGCTCGCCTAATTCTGGGTAGAGGCTAATGACCTGTTCACCGGTAAGGATTGTAGAGAGGATAACACCTTCAGCGTCATCATACCATCGGTTGCGAGTATTCGGAGAGACATACACCCTGAATGGGTTGACGTATGTGAACTTCACATCGCCTCTACCAAAGTCTGATTCTGGGTCTATATATGTATATAGATATCCCATGCCTGTTGTGGCATAATCATGTATTGCTTGTTTTAACTGCCAGTCTCCATTAGAGTTTCCCCAGACATATCCCATAATAGTTCTCCATACAGAAGCAACTTTTACATCAGAATCTTCTCTAGGTGTTAGGGTAAACGCTGGTGGTCTGGAAGTTAATACAGCTTTAAATTTTTCAATCGCTGGCCCAATTCTATCCATTGGAACATCAGCTTGGTTACGAGCTTGTAGTTCATCTACTTCCTCGTCTGTAAAATGATTTCCATGATAGAAATCAACATCTTGGCGAGCTTCTTTATCCCAATCAGAACGTGCGTCTCTCCATCGGCGGTATAATTCTTGATTGTAATCTGCTCGTTTATCTGTTTCTAATACCATTAATCCTCTTCATTTGCTAGTCTCCGAACTAATATTTTATTAATTAAACCTTTTACTTTTGGGTTCAATGTCTCAGGTGCTATCGCCTTTCTTCGCAATAAAGCGCCTTGCTTGCGAGACAGGGGAGTATCAAAGCCATACGATGCTAAATAAGCTGACGTTAACTTTGGAACGCTCACCTCTTCTTTTTCTGACATTACTCCACCCTTCATTACATATTTATCTGGAGCAAGGGGCCTGACTCTTTTTTCATTCTCTATCATAGACATAAAATTAGCCATTGATTCTGCTTGCATTGCCTCTGCTTCATTTTCAGTAGCCGCATAATTCATTATAGCGTCCCACTCATGTTGATTAACGGGTTCTTGTTGTGGCATATCGCGAACCTCACCAAAATTTTTCAAACCCATATCAGATGCGTTTACAAAATTAGCCTGACCACCAGTTTGATACGGTACAGGGCCGCCTTCTCTCATAATCATTCTTTGACCGGAGCGAGGTATCTTAGATTTTTTCATAGACTCTAGTAATCTTCTCGTTTGCTGTTCTATTCTTCTATCTTCAGCTTCTGCGTCTTCATACTTTCCCGTAAACGGATTTCTATATGTTCTTCCTACTAATGAATCTGGTGGGCCAATAAACATATCAGGATTACGAATTTCTTGCTGTCTTCTAGGGGGTGCATTTCCCAACATTCCTTGTGAGCCAACAACTCCAAGTGAATCTACTAATCCTTGTAACCCTTGAACTTGACCACCGGTTTGATAATAATCTACTGGGCCACCTTGTCTTTTAGGTGTAGCATAAATATTCTCGTATAATCTTTTACCGACAGGAGATAGAGCATTAACTAAACTTAAACTATCAGATTCTGTAGCACCCTCCATACCAACTCGATTTAATAAAGCCTTTGTTAGTAAAGCATCTTTACTAAATTGCCTTCCAATATCAGACTGTTTATCAGATAATTCCGCACTTGTAGTCTCTGGATTTTGCATAGCTCTATACAATAAAATATCTTTCATCCCCATAATTTCAGGGGAATCTTGCTCGGCTAAGAATCTGTTATATAATCCAGAGGTTTTAGAATAATCTATTTCCCCACCTTCTTGATACACTGGGCCACCTTGTCGCCTTTTATTAATTACTTCTCCAGTATCAGGGTCAGTCTGTGTAAACGAACCCTCTTCTGCAAACGGATTAGCGCTTTTAAGCAACTCAAAAATATTGCTAGGCTGTCCCCGTCTTTTCTTTATAGCTTGTTCGGCTCTTTTCATTTGTGGCATATCTTGTATTTCTCGAGTAAGCTCCCACCACATTTTCTGTTCTCGTGAAGTATCTCCAAATTTTGAAGAACGCAATGGACGACCTACTTCAATACCCCAAGTTTTGTTATATTTATCTGGAACACCTACCTCAGTATGCCACCTGTGTGTTTCACCGCGCGGGTTTAATTCTCTTCTTAATCCAGCAGCTTCTTTTTTAAGCGCTTTTTTGAGACGCATATCATTAAGCATTCCAATTACTCCATGTAAACGCGTATTCTCTCCTTGAAAATCAGGTACACTATACGCTTTCTCACCCGTTGCAGTGCTAAGCCAACCTTTAGTGTCAAATTGTGCTCGAGTATTTGGTTCTCGTATCTCTGTTGGATTATAATACGTGCTAGACCCCATTACTTGTGGGTTTTCACCTCTAAAA